CACCTCTGACCAAGATAGTCCTATCAGATGTTTTTTACCCGGTCGTATGACGGCTAAGAACATTGCTAGTCTCGGTATACTATTTACTGGTTCAGGCATCTTACGCAAACTATTATAATGATTACCCAAGTGTATCAACTTTTCTACAAATGAAGGATCGTTTAATTTATTCCAGTCTGGTTCAGCCATCAACTCTACAAGATGTTTTTCATCACGCACATTCTTATAAACGTGTACATTGAGCATGTCGATTTTCATATAGCCACGTTCTTCTGCGTCTACATAATCGATAGATGCCATATCATTGACAGGGTCGTAAGGTATATCTGTTACATAAACGCCTGTCGCATGTTTACGTATAGTAGATTGATGATTAGCATAGTTGGAAACTTTAGCATTGCGCATTGCGGCAGAGGTATGACTAATCTTTTGCAAAATCAATTCACGATCTGCAAAGTCAATATCAATATCACTCTTAAATTTCATAAATTATTGCCATCTTAATTCAAACCAAATTGCATCTTTAGGGTCACGGAATCTATATTCTGCTACGTGATCGTAGTTATAAGAAACATCGCTAACATCCTGAACAGTATGACTTATAAAAGTACCGCAGTTTTGTTTTGCCCAATCGGCGGCTTCATCAAAATGCTTTTCAGCCTCTGCATAAGGTATATTTGAATCATTCAAATAAACTAATTTCATTTAGTCAGTCCCAACTTACGATATGCTTCTTGCACTTTGATAGCCTGACGTTCAGCATCTTCTACTGCTTTGTGTGTAGTCTTGTATCCGCCATCTTTCAATTTAACATTGGCTAGTTCATACAGTGTTCTTGTATCACGCACAGTATAGAATGGCCAAGGAATAGGATTAGGTCTATCACTCAATACTTGACGGAACGCTGTCTCTGCTACAACAACGTCAAATGCCGCACCGTTGCTCCACACTGCTCTGCGATTCCAACTAAACTTATATAATTCTTCCATGCACTCACGAAAACTAATACGTCCTATATCTCCCATAGCCTCTTCTTGCGCTTCAGGACTCTGCTCACCCCACCAACGAATCGTATCGTCATTGATCACACGATTGTGAATCTCTGTCTGCTCTTCGATAGTAGGACGCAACTCAAGTTTCTGTACTACACCATCGCCATATGGATCGAATCTAACGCAACCGATAGTGAGGATGACACAATAAGGACTTGTGTCTAGTGTCTCCATATCGATCATGATATCATTTGCCATATTATTCTTTCCAAATCCTATACATTGTTATCAATCTACTAGACCATATCTCTATAGTATAACTTCTAGTAGTACCATAAAAGTCCCATCCATCGCCCCTCTGCCCAAAGTTTCTACGACACCATTTGATCACTTCTGCGCAATTATCTTTAACCTCAAATTTAACTCTATCATGGTCACGTGGATTCTCATACACCACCACATCTGCATAGTCAATAACAGGAACAAAACTACTTTTAATCATATCTCAGCCTAAAAATAAGATACTTCTCTTTATCTGACACAGTATAATTGTCTGTGATTCCTGTGTCATTTAGTATCAGTTTAAATCCATACTTCTCTTCTATCCAAACAATGAATTCATCTGCATCAAAATTACGCCCATCTTCAGTAAATTCTTTGCGTAGTTTTTTCAATGTCTCATAGTAGTCCCAACGTGCTTGACGCTTTTCAAATTCAGGATCATCGTCATCATAATCCTGAAAACTTTTAGGGACGTTTACCATTGCTTGTCCAAACGTTATCTATATCTGATACTTCATCTATTATACTACTATCTAAGTAATTGAACAATAGAGCCGGGCGTTCAATTTGCCCGTTATTTGGCATACTGCTATGTAACACGCGACAATTGTACATCAATAAACTACCGCGGGGCATATTATGTTGTTTGACATTCTGCATAAACCAGCGATCATAGTTACCACTATAACACTTGTGTATATCGAAATCGCGCTTTTGACTAAACGGGACCAATCCAGTACTGCCGTTGTTTTCATTCAAATCAGATAATGACACTATACATTGCACACCCAACAGTCGCTTGTCATAGTTCCATTTATCGAAACGATGGGGTGTGTCAACGTGAGGATTAACCCATGTGCTACCACTGTTGATGAATACACAATCGCTAGCATAATGTTTTAGATTAGGCAGATTGTGTTCTATGATAGGGTCGATATACTTCTGTATCTTCTTTACTTCGGGAAAGTCAGTTACAGATTGACTCCACCACACACTAATATCTTCTAGGTTCTTGATATCATCACGTTCAGCATAGACTTTCTTACTGCTACTAGCACGTACAGGATACAAATCTTTCAATCTATTATTGAAATCTGTGATACACAATTCTGGGATGAAACTCTCCCATATCATGTATCCTTCTTTTGATTCTAATGTTGGTTTTATATCACGCATCATCCCCACCTTAAGGAAAAATAACTAGCATGGCTTTCATTGTAAAAAGTAAACACGGCCTGTTTTGGGATCTTCCCGGTCATATTATCCCAATGACTTTGATGGAACGCAAAATCAAAATCTACATTCTGTACCCAGCCTATCTTTTTTAATTCATGTACTATTTCTATAGTCTTCATAGAGTCGATATAAAGAGTCACTTGATTCAATCTATCCCCATCTTAATTCAAAGTGAACAGCATCTTTATTATCATAGAAATAAAAATCCATGTAATCCGTATCGGGATGCCATTCGAATTTACCACCTGGTAAACCATACTGATCTATACACCACGCACAAATTTCATTCCACATCTCGGTGTTGTTACGTCCGTCGCGCCATTCAAGCCTGACTTTAGTACCCTGCGACATTCAACAACTCCTTGACTTCATTTATGATATTTTGAGAACGCTTGAATTTGATAGCCCACTGTTCTGGGTTGATATAGTCAAAGATCATCTTTTCTTGTGTAGAATCTAGGCTACCTAGAAATTCTAACCCGCTAGTACTATGATATAGCATCCATGGACTTATCTTTCCTTTCGTAATCTCAAAGCATATTTTGTTACGATTACCGTATCTCAACACATCTTTATTCTGAATCTTATCAGTTTCGGCTAATACTATGCATGTCTCAATGCTACGTGCGATTGCATCTAATGGATCTTCTGACTTTAAAAAATCAATGATAAACTTAGTATAGTTAGTATCACGGTTCCAACTGTCTATGCTAATCTGTTCTTTCAATAGCCAGTCTACATATCTGCTAGGATTCAATACTTGTGCTTCCACACAATAGTTACCAAACTTAACAAAGGCAGTGTAATATGCGCTTTTCGCAAATTCCATGTAGTCTTTCTTTGCTTTCCTGCTGTGCTTACTGTAGAACTGCATGAACGCATTATGCCCTATACGATTACCATGCTTGTCACGATCTTGCCACCTACGCTTCGTCTCACATAGGTGTTTGAGCATTGTGTTCTCTCTGATAAAAGAGCGACCACAAAATTCACAACTATGTTCAGTTGCCGTGTTCTTTTTCGTATTTTTGGATGTCATCTTCTGTGACGAAATTACTAAGTGCTTCAATGTCATCGAAATTCATCTCTGGAAATTTTTGTGCAAGGTATACTTTCTTTTTATGTTCTGCTACGTAAAGTTTCGATATCTCATCGACTAATTCTTTATCAGCCTTAGGATATATCTTGCTATAGTATTCACGTATGTCGGTTAGTTTGGCATTGTCTTTGAGTTTACTAACACGTTCGCTTATCTGAGGTATCCATTGACGAAATTGTTTGCCTAACTCAGGGCTGGCAGAACACAACATCAGCCATTGCAGTTTAGGATGTTTACCTACGATCTCATTGAACATATGTTTATTAGCGAACTCGTTGCCTGCTAACACATAGTATTGTTGTGCTTCAGTCTTGCCCTTGATATAACTAAACCATTTGATCAACATAAAGGGATTAAACTTTTGTTTTTGTTCATCAGTCAGTCGATCATAATAGCCATAGTCTTTCTTATCTAATGCCGACAAGGCTTCAAACAGATCGAAATCCTGTTTCTCAAACTTCTCGTCTGCTGAAACCTTTGCTTTAGCCATGTTATGCCTTCAGTCGTTCAAATGTGATGATCTTACCGATCTCTTCACCCAAGTCTTTGTCATCGGTGATGATATGCAGGCTATGATCATTATTATCACGCTTTCTATCATACTGTCTAGTTTCTACTATATGCCCGCCATTTGCACGATAAACGGTGAAATTCATACCGTTACTATCAATAGACCTAGCCGGAGTAACTAACTTTTGAGGTACATCGGCTTCTATAAGATTATGGCTATCTTCCCATGCTCGTTTACATTGTTTAGCAAACCATTTTCTAAAAAAATTCATTCGTTTTCCTTTTTAGCATTATCAAAGGGCCACGGTGCGCCTGGTTCAATCTTCATCGCTTCTTTAGGCTCTTCATCCCCGCCTGTTGTAAATGACTCGCCTTCAGTACCATCTTCATTGATGCGTGTGATCTTGAGGTCACAATCGATGATCATCTCGCATTCATCTTGCAACCAACCATGATCACATTCGAGGTCTAACCAACTATTACCTTCTTCAAAGAATTCTTCTAACCATTCTTGTGTTTCATCATCACATTCATCAAAGTCATGTTCTTCCCAGCACCCATCATTAGTTTCAACTAATTCACTTTCATACCCGCAATCATAGATATCTACACCTGCTTCAATGTTAGGAGGATTGTCATCTTCAGTTTCAACTGTAAACTCTCCCCATCGCCAGCCAGTTTCTATCATAACTGTGTTACCATCTTTACTGAGGTAATTACGCTCAATAATTGATTTCTTCCATGTTGGTTCTACTTTCCAAGTTGCCATTATACGTTTCCTCTCATTAAAAAACTTGATTGTAATCTACGATCTCGCAATTTCTGCTGATCTCTTTAACAAAATATACACAACGGGGTTCAGGACCATCGTCAATAGGTACACATAAAAATTGTCCATTACGTAGTCTAGGTGCATACCAAGTGACATCATGATATATGTCTACGATTTCGATAGGCATAAAACTAGGACTAAACGAACTCAATGGGTTAAATTCAAATGCGTTGAACCCGCGATCATTAAGACTGCTTAATGGCAATGTCTCTAAGTCACCATGTTCTTTTTCACCAATCAATATCTGCCAATCTAATGGCATCTTGATAGTCTTGTCGCCTATCTTCAATACCAATGCCGCGCTGTTGAAACTCTCAACAAAAATCAGTGGTATATAGAAATAGTCAACGTTTTGTGGATTGCTGTTATCAAGTATCGCAAATCGTAGATCATCGATCTCATCTGGTAATGTTTCCAGATTGTAATATTTGTTATCTAATGTTAAAATTCTCATGTTGCTATTTTACAACACTCCTGTTCAATAGTCAAGTTTTTCTAGAGTAAATGGATACTTTGCTTCCTTGTAATATGCTTTGCGTTGCGTCAAGTGACGTTTAGCAAATTTACAATCGCTTGTGATATCCCAAATCTCTACGTGGTCTTTATCTTCTGCTTTACGAATTCCTCTACCTATCGATTGAATAACTCTAACAAAAGATTTACCTGGCTCTAATAATACCAAATTAAATATGCGAGGTATGTTGATGCCTACAGCCGCTACCCCATAAGTAGCAACAATAACTTTATTGGCGCTTACTTTAATTTCATCATATTCTTCTTTGCGCTCGGTTAGTTTAGTCTCGCCTGATATGAACACGCTATCTGGTATACGTGATATCAATTCACGTCCTGCATTGACGCGATCAACCAACACTAAAGTGTTTCCGCTATCTTTGATCTTATCAATCAATTGACTGATCTTGTCTAATCTTTTTTCATCTTCTAATAGATGTTTCAATTCACTTTGGTAGTTTGAGAATTCAACACCGTCTTTCAATTGAACAATGTTCACATGGCATTGTGCCAACACACCCTTCTCTTGTAATTCAGCCGCGCTGAGTTTACCGATGACAGGACCTAGGCTAACAAGCAAACTCACTTGCTCATACACAGCCTTAGGTATAGTTCCAGTGAGTCCCCAACGAATAGGAATGTGACTGAAGGGTCCAGTCAATAGTGACTTCAATGCATCAGCCTTGGCCATATGCACTTCGTCTACCATGACGCAAACAACATCTTCGATAAACTCTTTGATGTTGATCTCTGCTTCACCTGCTCTTGTAGTCTTTAACAGATTGTTAAGACTTTGCCAAGTACAGATAGTATGTGTCTTGTTATACTCTTTGCGATCACCAAAGTATACACCAACATCTAATCCAAGATTGATATAGTCTGCTTCAGTCTGTACAACAAGGCTTTTGTTTGGTACGATGACAATACTACGCCCATATTGCTCTACTGATTTACTTAGA